GATGAACAACAAAAAATAAATAATGAAGCACATCCATTAGTATATGGGGATATTTTATTAGAGTTTTTAGAGTTAGTAAAAAAATATGTGCAACTACACGTACACCCTTATCACGGTTTGAGTGCTGATCCTAGTACTATTACTACAGATGTTTTAAGATTTGATTTAAATAAGATTTTAAATAAGAATATTAATAGTAATTAAGATATTTATTTATAAAAGAGAAATGGTTTATAGAACTTATATAGATAAAGATAATACAATTGTTTATAACACATTAATAAACACTGGTAAAAACCCAATTGCGGAATTATATTATGGTGGTAAAGAAAACCAACCAGACTACACCAGACATTTAATATATTTCGATGTTTCGGATTTACAAACAAAATATAGTAATGGTGAATTAGGTGATTTATCTAATGTAACCCATACTCTTAGAATGACTAATAGTTCCTTTTTTGATAGGGACTTACAGGCACAAAGAGCCTTAGACAATAAAGTAAGAACATCATCTTTTAATTTAATTCTTTTTAGGATTGATGAATTTTGGGATGAAGGTTGTGGGTACGATTACCAACAATACGAAGGTATACAACCGCATGATAATATAACTTTTGTGGAATCTGCAAGTAACTGGTTATATTCTAGTGGGGCGACACAATGGACTGAACCTGGTGTTTATTCAGGATCACCATCTGCGATTACAATAACTATACAACATTTTGATCAGGGTAGTGAAAATATTGAGATGGATATCACTGATGAGGTAAATACTTTAATTACTGGTGGTACTGGTACCACTAATTACGGTTATGGTATTGCATTTGAGAGAGATTTAGAGATAATAGAGGTAATACCTTCAAGGTATGTAGGTTTCTTCACTAGACACACACAAACGTATTATGAACCATTCGTAGAAACAGTTTATGATAGTGTAATTAGAGACGACAGGAAGAATTTTTATAGAGGTAAATTAAATAGATTATATTTCTACACAAATTTAGGTGGAGAACCCGTTAATTTAGACAGTAACCCTACTGTAGAAGTAAAAGATGGGTCAGGTGTACTATTTTCTTCATACACATCTAATGATGTCGTTAGACAAACAAAAGGTGTATATTATATTGAACTATTTGTACCTATTACGGAATCAGATTGTACTATATTTACTGACACATGGTCAGATATAGAAATTGGTGGTATAAATAGACCAGACGTAACATTACAATTTGAAATAAAAGATGATACTGAATACTATCGTTTCGGTGATGATGAGTCTTTACCTATAGAATATGGAATGAATCTATCGGGTATTAGGAGAGATGAAAAAATCAAAAGAGGTGATTTAAGAAAAGTATTTGTAAATGTAAGAGAACCATATACTATTAATCAATCGTCAGTGATAGATGGATTACAATATAGAGTTTGGATAAGAGAAGGAAACACCGAAGTTAATGTTATTGATTGGATGGATGTAAATAGAACTTATCTTAAAAATTACTTTATTTTAGATACATCTTGGATGATACCTAATGAATACTATATAGATATTAAATTGACTTCTAATTTATTAGTAAAAACATATACTAATACAATGAAATTTAATATAGTTAACCAAGTTGACTACCTACACTAACTACTATAGGTTCTACACCTGAAGGTAATTGAAAAGTTGTAGATTTAATTTTTTGAATAACGTCTTCTAATATGTTTTTTAATATTTGAGTTGCCGAAGTCACATTTAATGGTTTTGGGTAAGGTGCATTAAAACTCATTAGTTTTTGGGGTGTTTCATCACCACTTTTACCTGACCTATATCCCACCTCAATTAAGAATTCATCTAAATTAATTTTACCATTTTCATAGTCATCGGTTCTCCAAATATTATGTTCAAGTTTATTTCCTTGACTATCTAATTGAAAAAACTGAATATCTACTCTTAATGTTCTAGCGTCCCTATCATCCATATCAATATAAATTCTTCTATAATCATCTACAATATGAAAGAAATTAAAAGGTATATAAAGTGACATTGAGTTGTATCCTGACCACAATCTAACGTCTCTGACATCATTAAAACCTTCATCACCATTAAAATGGACTTCTATTTGCCCATATGTCTCATCATTATATGATTTAACTAAATTACCAGTAAAATCGTGAATTTTAGAAAAAAACAATTCTGCCATAGGCCATTTTTTTCTTAATGGTTCGTAAACACTAAATAATTTAGAGTTCTCCCAATAATATGATTTAGATAATTCAAAAGCAGTCTCATAATCTAAATTAAAATCTTCGATTAACCATGCGGCAACATCAAAAACACTATAATTGTATTTGTCGTCTTTGTGTTTTTTATGTATTAATTTTAGTATTCTTTTTTCGTTATCATTAAATTCATTAGTAACGTCAATTAATAGTGACTCTAATAGAACATATTTTTTCTTTACCCTCATAGTGATTACAAATATAATAATAAATATTCTATAAAACAAAAAAGGGTAGAAAACTCTACCCTTTTTATTGTTGATATTTTAATTGATTATCTCAATTCGTTGATATCGAATGTTACAACACCGTCAACTGTTACTACACCATAGAAACGGTTATTAACCATTTTCTTAGCGTATCTAGTCATAATCCCCTTCGTTGGTGCGAAGTTGAATGGGTTTTGTAATGTTGGAGTCAATTGTAATGGTACATACGGAGCGTAAATGTATCCAGTATCTAACAATGACTTACCTTTGTGTCCAATGATGATTGAGTTCGCTGGTGCGTAAGGATCACGATATACAGTATATCTTCCACCTAATGAACCGATTTTCTCAATACCCATATTGTACTGATCTTGCTCTGGAGAAGCGTTAGATACGTGGAAGTATTCTAAGTCATCAAAAATTGCTGATACCTCAGAAGATACTACTACGAAGTTAGCGCCACCTCTCAAAGTTGATTTGTGAATTTGTGCAGAAACTTGATTGATTTTAGTAATCAATGTTTGATTCCACTCTTTTTGTGTGTATGCGTTGAAACCACCGCCAGAGTTAGCTCTCTTCCATCCGTTATAGTCCCATCTCAATTGCCATGCTGCACCTCTTCTTAAGTCTCTTAAGATCTCTCTATCGATCTCAGCAGCAACCTGCTCAGATAATAGTGCCGTAAGTTCAGCTTCAGCATCGATGTTATGGAATGCACTAACGTCTTGTGCTAATTCAGGAGACCAAGTTGCTCTTAGTTTTCTTTCAGTTACAGATACAACTACCTCATCCAATTCAAAAGAAACCTCACCCATTTCTGTAGAGTATTCTAAAGAAGCGTATTGTACCCAACTTACGTCAAATGTAATCCCTGAATAAGTAGCATTAGTACTTCTAGTTAAACCAGAATTTGCACCAATGTATCCATCAAGTGTTGCATCTGAACATGACACACATGTTGGGTGTGTTAAATCTACTTCTAAAAGTAATGAACCATCTGCAGTACAGATATTACTATAATCTACGATACCTTTACCGTATTTTTGAGTAATAAGTCTAAAAGGTACTTCTCCACCACTCGCAATAATAAGATTACCGTTATTATCTTTAATGTCTCCACCTCTAACAACAACTTTAAGTGATGCTAAAAATGATTCAGTATCCATCTCATTTCCGTCTGGTCCTGTTAATCTACCAGCGTTTTGGTTGTTAAATCCTTTTACACCTAATTTAAGGTATCTAACTGAATTATCACCCGCTAACGCTTTTTGTGCTCCAGCAGCATATTCATCATCAACAGAAAGTCCTGAAAGGATTAATACGTTACCAGTGTTATTAACGTTACCAACCTCAACGTTAAGAGTAGGCTTACCTTTAGATGCATCATACAAACCATCGTTGTAATATAAATCGTAAAGACTTTTTGCGTAGAATGTTGTTGCAGATACATCTGTACAATCTCCGATTACACATTCTGGTAATGCACCGTTAGTAGTACCATTATCACCATTCAATGGAAACTGTCCATCAGATGTTTTAGGTACAAAGAAGAATAATTTACCGATTGGCATGTTCATCGCTTGTACTGATACGATATCGTTAGCCAATAATTTAGAGAATACTCTTCTCACAATTGGGAAAACTACAGTTTCGAAAGAACCTGATGAGTCTGCAGAAGTTGATTCATTCAACAAAGCAGATGCTTGGTTTTCATACAATTGAGCGATGTTCTCTTTTACGTGACCTTTTAAACCTTCTAAGAAACCTAATTTGTTCCATTTAGAGATAGTTTTAGATCTAATTTGCTTTAGGTGTTCTAGTCCGATATTTCCGACTTCACCTGAGTTTAACAAATGTCCCATTTTAATTTTTATTTTTTATTTTGTTATTTTATTATTTTTATGAGATTCTTCTCATTAAATCTTTAATTGCCGTAATTTGTGGATCTACATAAGCAGTAGACTCATTCAAATTAGTGGACTTAGAAGATTGGATTGTTTTATTAACTTTATTTTCTACAGATTCATTCATAGGGGATTTATTATCTAATTCCGTTTTGATAGTTTTGTAGATGTTTTTAGATTCTTTAATAGTCTCAGCATTATCAAATCTCTTAAGAATATCCATTTTTTCTTTCTTAGTAGTTGAATGCTCAGTAAATAATCTATTAACATAAGCCAAGTTAGTGTTAAACAACGCAACTTCGTTTAGTTTTTCTTTGAATACATTAAGTGCTTTTTTATACTCTTCGTTTTTAGTTTTCAACTCTTTGTATTCTCTCATTATTTTGGATTCGGAAACTGTGTTTTTTGTTGGTTCTCTACGAACTATAGGTTTACTTGTTGTTCTAGATTCTCTAGCCGCTAATCTAGCACCATGATATCTTTGTTTACCACTAGTTCTAGAGTGTCTTTGCAACTTATCCTCTTCAATGTATGCACCTTCTTCAAAACTTTCAAGATCTTCAAAATCTTCAATCGGTCTACTTCCAGCATGTCTTCCTTCTGGAGTATCTCTTAACCATCTTGAAGCATCATCTGAATTGTTTATTTTAAAATTCATAGTTGCATCTGAAACTTTTCCTCCTGGTACATAATCTCCAGGTACATAATCTTCCGATGGTTCATTCATTTCAATTTCGTAGACGATTTCATCTTTTTCTTCATACATACCTGAACCACATTCAGAACAGTATTTACCTTCTTCGTCTTCGTACATTGCGCCTGAACCACATTCAGAACATTGTTCACCTTCTTCGTGCATAGAACCCCATCCTTCTTCCATAGATTCCTTAATATAATACTCTGCACCCGTTCCGTTATCTTTTAGATGAATACCTCCTTCGTCTTTAACTACCTCTACTTCGTCATTATCAGAAAGTTTTTTAAATACTTTAACTACTTCTTCATCAGAAGCACCTGTTAAATCTAAAATTTCTTCACTTTCATCATCTGAACCCATCATAGGTAATTCTAAACCTAAACCAATTTCATCGTCATCATCTTCTACACCTTCACCAGCATCTAAGTCTAGGTCAGTGTCTAAGTCTAAGTCAATTTTATTTGGTTCCTCATCTTCATCATCTTCATCATCACCAAACTGTAATGAATCATCTTCATCAGATTCTTCTTCATCGTCAAGATCTAACTTAACGTCTTCTTCATCATCGGATCCTTTAGTTTCTACATCGTCAACACTAATCTCATCATCTTCTTCTTCTGAGATTGGTTCTTCTTTCTTTTCACCTTTATTTTTTAAAGATGACTCAACGATGCTTTCAATTTCTTTCGACATATGTGCCGCAAGTATTTCTTTCGTGTTGGCTTTTAAGGCATCCTCTAAAGACTTTGCTTCTAGTAAAGCCTCTTCGATGATTGATTTCTTTTTTTCAGCCATTTTTTTCTTTTTTTATTTTTTTTTATTTATTATTAAATAACGCAAAATATTTCGCATTTCTTAATAAATATGCAATACTTTTAAAAAGTGTTATTTTTTTATTAATCCAGTAAAAAATTATTTAAAGAGTCTTTTAAAAGATTATCTTCATTTTTAATTTTAGATTCTGACATTTGTTGTTCTCTAGAAGGTTCTTCACTATAAATCCAAGAACCTGGTGTTGATGGTGATGTGACAATATCCCAACAAATCAATTCGAAGTCATCTTGTACAATATTTTTACCACCTTCTTTTTCTAAAGAACCTACACCTCTTGACGATACACCAATCTTTAAACCTTTTCTAATGTAATTAGCAACTCTATCACCCTCACAAGAAATTATTCCTTGATTAACAAATCCTGGTGACATAATAATTTCTAATTTACCCATCAATACATTACCTTCCCACCACAAGTCAACTACGTTGTGAGAAATTCTACTTACTGCAACTATTGAAGATTCTGGATGATCTGCCTCACCTAACGCTCTTTTTTCTTTGATTAATTTTAAATAGTTTTCTGCCTCTCTCCTTAAGATGGCTTCAGGGTATATCCTACCATTTCTATTTTCTACACCATACTTTTGCATTACGGCATAAACAACCAAAGGTTCTTCTATAATAGGTTGACCTTTGGTTAAGTTTGACATCTCATTCACAAAATGTCTATTATCTTTTGGGGAAATGTATCCTGCGTCGTATTCAACAAGGATACCTTTTATATTTATTTCGTTTTTTTTAAGAATTTCCATAACAGTGATATACTTTTATTATAAATATACCACTGTAGTAAAAAATTACTTTTTAGATTTATGGAAAGTAAAAACTGAATTGTTTTCTAAACACTCGTTTACCACATCATAGATTATTCTCTTACTATTTTCTATGATATTAATTTTATTAATTGGTAAATGTTTTTTTTGATATAATGTTATTTCACATGACATAAAACTTCTTTTGTTTACATTTAATCCTGAAGTCCTCATATCTAAATCAACAATGTATTTATTATCGTGAAATAATTCTTTATTGATATTGTTACTTATTTTTTGTTTTATTTTTTTTCTTATATTACTTAAGAAAAATTCGTAGTTAAAATTTTCGTAATTTTCTTTTAACTCACCCCATGCACACAAGTTTAAATATAAACTTTTTGATTCTTTATTATTTACGGTACCGATTTTTGTTTTATAGTTTTCTAATAAATCTAACTTGATTTCTTTTCCTAATTTCATTCATAAAATTTTTCATATATTGTTATTTTAAAGTTTATGTAATTATACTATTAAAATAGTTAGTAGTCAAATTATGGAAATAAAAAACCCCTCTTTCGGAGGGGTTCGTATTTAATCTATCGATTCTTTTAAATTGTAAATTTTACTTATCTGTGAGTTGAAATTTTCATAATCAAAATTAGTGTTTAATAACTTATCTTTTACTTTTAATAATTTATCTTTTATCTCAACATCTGATGATTCATTTACTTTATTATCTATATTTTTTATACACTCTCTTTTTACTGTTTCGAATAAAGATTTTTTATCTTCTTTATTACCATTTAAAACCGTTTTAATTATTTCTTTTTCAGTTTCATTTATTTCAGAGTATTTTGTATTGAATTTCGTAACTAAAATATTTGCCAACATACTAGGTGGTAAATCTATGGATTCCGTAACTACAGTTTCTTCCTCCTTCTCCAACATCCTATTAGTTATATTATTAATTGATTCTTGAATTTTATTGATATTAGATGCGTTTTTATTCGTATTCACTAAAAAATTAATATCATTGTAAAAAGATTCGTTTTCCTTAACCAACGATACACCTTTAAGTAATTTGGTGAAATATTCATTTCCACTATCAATATGTTTTTTATTTAATGATTTTAATAAATCAATATTCTCTTTTATATATTCTTTTGCCTCAGTGGAATCATCAAACTTAGTATTCTGTAAATTACTATAGATTAAATACTGTTCCTTTAAAGTATCATTATTACCAATAGTTTTTAAGAATTTATTAAACAATTTTTTACCCTTATCATCTTTATTAATGATAGACTCAATCATTAACTGTTTAAAAGTATCTTTTATATTACCAAAATTTTTCATGTGTTAGTTTTTTATAATAAATATTAAACTTTTATAAAAAAACTTATTTAGTTAGTTTATCTATTTCTCTAGTCATTTCACTAATTTTAGAATTTAACACATCAGTACCTTTTTCAAAAGAATCTAAATTGTAAATATGATCATTTTTTTCTAAACTTTCAGTTAATCGTCTTAAATATATTCCCTGATATCTTTTAGTTTTTTCTTCATATATTCTTCTTTTTTCTTCTGTTAAAAGGTTACCGTCTTTTCTAAAAGATTCAGTAGTTGCTGGTTCTGCGGCTGGTTCTGCGGCTGGTTCTGCACCTGCACCCATATCTCCACCTGCACCCATATCTGCACCACCTGCGTCACCACCAGCACCTGCTTCGGCTTCACCAGCACCTGATAATAATGCGTCAAAGTCACCATAAAGTTTATCCACTCTATCAAATATACCTGTCTTCTTAATAACTTCTGCAGTTTGTTCCATTTCCGCTGCTGCCGCCTTTTCTAATCTTTGTTGTTCTAAATCATTTCTGATTTCTTCATCAGACATACCTAATATTTCTTTTTTGGCTCTAGTCATAGACATTGCACCAAAACCATTACCTGCGTCTGCAACAGAATCTTTATAAAGAGTTACCTTAAGTTGAGTTTGCTCAACCTTCAACATCTCAGCCTGAGTAGATGGGTTATTAAGTGAAAGTGTAAAATTTTCTAATTCATCCTCTAAACCTAAAATATAGAGATGGATAATTGCAATCTTATTAAGTTCTTGCAACATTGATTGTTGTATTCTATTAATAGTTCTAGCAAATCTAATATCTTGTAACGCCAAATTTTTACCATCACCATTTGCTTCTTCGAAACCTAAGAAAGGTTTGGGTACTCTAAGTGCAGTGAATAACTTTTTTTGAAGGTATTGTATATCTGCAATTTCAGAAAGGTTAGTCGCACCCGCCAATGTATCAATAGGGCTCGGTGCATTTGGATCTCTAACAGGTATAAAATAATCCTGATCCTGTGCCATTTGATTATATCTAGTATCTATCTGTCCAGTTTGTTGATCAATAACTGGACTTCTTTTAAAGTTATCTGCAATTTTATTCACATATGCAGGTACATCTTTTTCGTCTATATTACCTACATATATTTTGAATATTCTTCTTTCAGGTGCTCTCGTTACTCTATATATTAACATCGCATCCTCAGATAATAATAATTGTTTCCATATCCTTCTAGCCTTCTCCAACATAGATGTACCATAAGGTAATCTTCTATCATCCCCTAATAATCTAAAATGAGCAATTTGCCACGCATTAAATTCTATGTTCCTCTGACCCCAAACAAATGTGACAGGGTTAAATTTATCACTATCAGGAATAGTAGAATTCTCACCAAAACCCTCATTCTCTTTTCTACTTATTTCAATATTAGGTAATTGTTTAACACCTGTGATACCTTCATCACTATTAATACTTAAGAATAAAAAATTATCTCCGTATTTACATGTGTTTCTTGTCCACATAGGTAGTGAAGTGTGTATATCTAATCTATTGAAAAATAAATCTTCTAATATTCTTCTAACTCTTCTACTTTCAGAAAAAATATTTAAAACTTTATTTTCTGAATTTAAAGTTGTAGATTCCTCCATCATTATATCTAATGCTGCTGCGATTTCGGGAAAAAATTCCATACCCTCAAAATCTGCGTAAGAGGCTAACCTAGTTGTTTCATAATATATGGAGTGTTGATATATCTCATTATCTACTTTCTGCCACATATTCGACAAATAGGCGTCTTGTTGTCTTTTAAGTTTTTCGTATTCAAAATCCTCCTTAGATTTAGTTTTAAGGAGTTCCTTATCGTTTATAGAATATCTAGATTTATTTTGTGCCCTTTTTACCTCAGGACCAAACAAATCATTTAATTGTTGAAATATCGTTCTTTTAGCCATTTTTATCTTTATACTTTATTACTATTATAATAAATATCAAAAAAAAATAAATACTATCTTATCCCAAACAACCAATTGTATTCACCATTATCATTATTACCATTATTCCCTTGTTTTGGGTGGTAAGTTGGTGTGTTAGTGTAGAATGGGTTAGTATATTTTTGATTAGACAATAGAGGTTCAACTGACTTTTTTGAAACATTTACCCAACTTTCTAACATAGCCTTAGTTTGTTTCTCTACCATCTCTAATTTTTTGAATGATGTTTGTACAATAAATATACACATAGCGTATGCCATTATTATATCATCATGATAACCTTCCATATGATCAGGTCTACCGTTTTTATAAACAAAAGTCCTCAATTCCGAAATTAAACGATGTGATCGTATTATAGTTTTATTCTCTCTAATATGTTCCTCAAATTCGGAAACTAATTGTAATCTAGTGTTACCCACATTAAATCCAGGTACTTTATCCCCTTCACTATATTTAGTTTTAGCGTATTTTTCAGACAATTTTCTACTTTTAGGATCATCGTAGTGTAAGAAGTTATATTCCATCTCTAACAGTTTTAATACTGTTGCAACAC